GGTGGACTCCTGAGTTGATTGAAGACTTGGTTGAATCAACCAAAGACGCCTTCGAGGCAGAATCAGAAATCATTGATTGGATTTTTGAAAAAGGAGATTTGGATTTCCTCACAAAAGAACAAACAATAGAATTTATTAAACATCGTTTCAACGTATCTTTGAATTCTATAGGAATAGAAAATATTTTTGAAATTGATGAAAAGTTATTGGAGACTACGGAATGGTTTAATGATGAAATCTTAACAACCAAACATACCGACTTCTTCAATAAAAGAAGTATCAACTACAGTAAAAAATCAAAATCAATTACACTTAACGACCTATTCTAATTTAAAAACTTCTAAAATAATATGGAAAATAGACAACCTTTTGACTGGATTAATGATGAGTCAATTACATTTCTCCGCAGAGGATATTTGAGCGAGGGTGAACAACCTTTGGACAGAATTAAAACAATTGCAGAACGTGCAGAAAAACTTCTTGGAATGGAAGGATTTGCAGAAAAATTCTACGAATACATGGGTAAGGGATGGTACTCTCTGTCTTCACCTGTGTGGGCAAATTTCGGGAAGAAAAGAGGTTTACCTGTAAGTTGTTTTGGTTCCAACGTAGGTGACAATATCGAGTCGATTCTTTACACTCAGGCTGAAGTTGGTGAAATGAGTAAGATGGGTGGAGGAACTTCTGGTTACTTCGGAAACATCCGTGGTCGTGGTGCGGAAATTACCGACAACGGACACGCACCTGGTTCGGTTCACTTTATGAACTTATTCCAAAGTGTGGTGGATAACATCTCTCAGGGTTCAACCCGTAGAGGACGATTCTCTCCCTACCTTCCTGTAGAACACCCTGACATCATGGAGTTCTTGGAAATTGGAACCGAAGGATTCCCTATTCAAGATTTGACTCACGCGGTTACTGTGACTGACCAGTTCATGGAAGAAATGATTGCTGGTGACAAAGAGAAACGTGCAATTTGGGCTAAAGTAATTCAAAGACGAGGTGAGATTGGTTATCCATACATCATGTTCACCGATACAATGAACAACAAGGCACCTGAGGTCTACAAGGATAAGGATATGAAAATCTACAACTCAAATCTTTGTTCTGAGATTGCACTTCATAACTCAGAAGAAGAATCTTTTGTTTGTGTTTTGTCTTCGATGAATCTTCTTCATTATGATGAATGGAAAGACACCGACGCTGTTGAAATGATGATTTACTTCCTCGATGCGGTTGTGTCGGAATTCTTAACAAAGATTGAAAACATCAGAGACAACGGAACCTTGGAAGGTAAAAGAGCGTTCTTCTATCTAGAAAAGGCGTACAACTTCGCTAAAAGACAAAGAGCTCTTGGTCTTGGTGTTTTGGGTTGGCACTCACTTCTTCAATCTAAAAACCTCCCATTCGATAGTCGTGAAACGGCAAGATTGAATGTTGAAGTTTTCAAGTTGATTAAAGAAAAATCCTACAAGGCTTCAGGAGAATTGGCTAATATCTTTGGTGAACCCGAAACCTTGGTAGGTTACGGAAGAAGAAACGTAACCCTCAACGCGATTGCACCAACCACTTCCTCGGCGTTCATCTTGGGTCAGGTGTCGCAATCAATTGAACCGATTTGGTCTAATTGTTATGTGAAAGACGTGGCTAAACTCAAGGTTACCATCAAGAACCCTGTGTTGAAAAAACTTTTGGGTGAACTTGGTAAAGACAATAAAACCACTTGGGAGAGTATTAAAAAACACGACGGCTCGGTTCAACATTTGGACTTTTTGACGGAAGAACAAAAAGACGTTTTCAGAACTTTTGCTGAAATCAATCAGTCCTCGATTATCAACCAAGCATCTGTAAGACAAGATTACATTGACCAAGCTCAGTCACTCAACCTTATGATTGCACCTGACATGCCAACCAAGGATGTCAACAAATTGTTGGTAGACGCTTGGCAGTTGGGAGTTAAGACACTCTACTATCAACACTCAATGAACTCGGCTCAAGCTTTTGCAAGAAAGAAACTCAATGTTAATGACTTACATTGTGTGGCTTGTGAGGCTTAAAAGTTGAAATAGTCATCAAAAAAAGAAACCCGACACATATGTGTTGGGTTTTTTGTTTTATTATAAAAAGTTTCAGGGTATATTTATCTGATATGGCAGATGGAATTACATATGGTTTAGCGTTTCCTTTCCAAGATTCAACTCAAGGGGATTTCTTACTTTTGACTGAAACACAATATGCACAAATCAAAAGTGATTTAATTCATTTATTGTTAACAAGAAGAGGTTCAAGATATTTTCTTCCTGATTTTGGAACTCGGATATATGAATTCTTATTCGAACCTTATGATGGACTCACCTTTAATGCAATTGAAGCTGACATTCGAGATTCGGTATCTAAGTATATTCCCAATTTGTTGATTAATAATATAACCATCGAACCTGCAGACCCTTCTGTGGAGGTAGAAAACGCTCAAGGAAGAGCACAAATCGCTCAAGATGCGAACACCCCATATAGGGTACCTGGTAAAGGAACATCTGAATATACCGCTAAAGTAAGAATAGATTTTTCAGTTGACAACTTGGCTTTTGCACAGAGTGATTTTGTCATCCTCAATATTTAACATATATGGCAAACAACAAAATATCCTATACAGTACGAGATTACGAAAGTATTAGGATTGAACTCCAAAACTACGTAAGAACATATTATCCTGAATTGATTCAGGATTTCAATGACGCTTCAGTATTCTCAGTATTTTTGGATTTGAACGCCGCAGTTGCAGACAACCTTCACTACCATATTGATAGAAGTATTCAAGAAACGGTTCTTCAATATGCACAACAAAGGTCGTCAATCTACAACATAGCCAGAACTTACGGATTAAAAATACCAGGTCAAAGACCATCAGTGTCTTTGGTGGATTTTTCAATTACCGTTCCTGCCTTTGGAGATAAGGAGGACGAAAGATATTTGGGAACATTGACGAGAGGGTCCCAAGTCTTTGGTGCGGGTATTGTTTTTGAAACTCAATATGATGTAGACTTCGCATCACCATATAATTCACAAGGATTTCCTAATAGATTAAAAATTCCAAACTTCGATGGAAATGGAAATCTTGTTAATTATACCATTACTAAAAGAGAACAAGTTGTTAATGGTTTAACAAAAGTTTTCAAAAGAGTAATCAATGCCAGCGACGTAAAACCATTCTTTGAACTTTTCTTACCTGATAAGAATGTTCTTGGGGTTACAAGTGTTCTTCTTAAAAACGGAACTAACTATACCAACGTACCAACTGCAGCGGAATTCTTGGGGGTTGAGAATAGATGGTATGAAGTAGATGCTTTAGCTGAAGACAGAATCTTCATAGAAGACCCAACAAAAGTTTCAGACCAACCTGGTGTAAAGGTGGGAAGATACATTCAAACAAACAACAGATTCATTACAGAGTTTACCCCCGAAGGTTTCATGAAAATGACATTTGGAGGTGGTTCAACATCTGCTCAAGACCAATTGAATGCCTTTACCACTTTGGGATTACCTGTAACGTTACAGACCATCCAAAACAATTTTTCGTTGGGTTCAACTCTTATTCCAAATACAACTCTTTTTGTTCAATACAGAGTAGGTGGAGGATTGGCAACCAACTTAGGAACAAATGTAATCAATCAAATAGGAACCGTAACATTCTTTGTTAATGGACCATCTCAGAATATTAACAATAGTGTTATCCAATCTTTAAGATGTAATAACGTGACCGCGGCTATTGGTGGGGCAAATCCACCTTCGGTCGAAGAAGTTAGAAATTACGTAACATTCAACTTTGCTGCACAAAAAAGAGCTGTAACCGTTAATGATTACGACTCACTTCTTAGAACAATGCCGGCACAATTTGGTGCACCTGCAAAGGTGGCTATAACCGAAAATAATAACAAAATTGTTATTAGTTTGTTGTCCTATGATACTTCAGGAAAATTGACACCAATTGTTTCAAATACGTTGAGACAAAATGTTGCAAATTATTTGTCCAACTATAGAATGATGAATGACTATATTCAGGTGACATCTGCTGAAGTTCTTGATTTAGGAATTGAAATTTCTGTGGTGTTGGATGCCACACAAAATTCTGGTCAAATTATTTCGGAGATTGTCAATAGAATCTCGGCTTACATGGACCCTCAGTTTAGACAACTCGGACAGAATGTTTATTTATCGGAACTTAGAACAATTGTTCAACAACAAACAGGTGTAATTACCGTTGCGGATTTGATAATTGAAAATAAAGTTGGAGGACAATATTCCTCAGCACAAACTTCAATGAGTTATGCCGACACAGAACTTCGAATAATTCAACCCGTTGATGATACCTTATTTGCACAACCAAACCAAGTTTATCAAGTAAGATTTCCACAAAAGGATATCAAAGTTAAGGTTAAGAACTTCCAAAATGTTTCTTTTTCTTAACACCTTTATTTAATTTTCCATCAAGGTATATTTTCTTTATGATATTGGGTTTTCCAAGAAAAACCCAAAATAACTATTTATTTGAAAAAGTCTGAATGGGAAAATCTTACAGGATAAAAACTGACGTTGGTATCAACAAATCTCTTTCATTTGAGTTAGACCAAGATTTTGAATTTTTAGAAATTCTTTCCCTTCAGATTGGTCAAGCGGATGTTTATAACCGTGACTGTTCTCAATATGGGGTCGTTGTTGGTCGAGTGGTTGCAAATAGTGGACTCGGTGTACCAAACGTAAAGGTAACAATATTTGTTCCCATTCTTGAAACTGATGCGGTAAACGAAGAAATTGTTGCCGTTTATCCCTACGTAAATCCTGATGACAGAAATACTGATGGTTACAGATTTAATGTTTTACCATACAGTCCATCATATACGAATCATGCTGCGACCGGAACTTTTCCTACAAGGGATGATATTCTGAAAGACCCACTTGTTGCGGAAATTTATGACAAGTATTACAAGTACACAGTAAAAACAAATGAAAGTGGGGACTACATGATTTTTGGTGTTCCTGTTGGAGTTCAAACTATCTTAATGGATTTGGACTTAAGTGACATTGGAGAATTCTCACTAACCCCTCAAGATTTGATAAGGATGGGTAGAGCCACTGCTGAACAAGTGGCTGGAGATAGATTTCTATCTTCACCTGATATTGATACATTACCCCAAATTGTCTCAATCAGAAAACAATTTGAAGTGAGTCCATTTTGGGGTGACCCGTCACAGTGTCAAGCGGCGGTGAATCGTGTAGATTTCGATTTGAGAAGTGAAGCAAACATTGAGATATCCCCGTCTTCAGTCTTTATGGGTTCCATGTTTTCGACAATAGACAAATACAGAATTAATGCACCGAGAATACAAACAAATATTCCTCCAAGTATTTTAAGCTCAGGTTGTAAACCTAAAGATAACTTTGGTAATCTATGTGAATTACAGGCAGGACCTGGTCAAATTTTAGCTATCAGACAAACTATTTTCCAAGACAATCAGGGTAGACCTATTTTAGAGGAATACAGACTTGAAAATTCGGGTAACGTAATTGACGAAAATGGAACATGGTTGACTGAACTTCCAATGAACTTGGATTACGTAACAACAGCTGAAGACGGTACGAGAATTTTCAGTAATGACCCGAGTGTTGGTATACCGACTAAAGCAAAATACAGATTCAAAGTAAAGTGGCAACAACCATCTTCAAATATAGAACAGGTTAAACGACCATATTATCTTTTACCAAATATTAGAGAGATGGGTTGGGTTACATCAACAGGAGACCCTAACTATTCTAATAACCCAACAACTCAAAGACAACTGGCAAGTTCGTATTACTTTGGTTTGGATTGGACGGGATACACACAGGGTTATTCGGGAGCTTTACAAACCCGACGTGAGGCGGAAATATTCAATTGTGAGGACACTTTTTATGAATTAAACTATAATAAGGTTTATACTGTTTCTTCTCTTATAGACCAATACAAAAGGAATTTACCACCTACGTTCAGTCTTGGTGTTGGAGGTAGAGGTAGATTCGTAGGTATTAAAGAAATTGACGATAACGATTGTGCTTCAACAGTTAATAAATTTCCTGTTAATGAGGGATTTAAAAACTTCGATTTAATCTACTTTTTATTTTCTTTAATTCTACAACTCTTCCAAGTTATTTTCCCTGTTGTAATTATTATCTACCAAATTGTAAATAAGTTATCCCAATTATCTATTGGAGGTTCTCAACTTAGAGGTTTTGGATTACCTATGTTAACCTATCCAGAGTGTCAAGGATGTTCTTGTGATAATAATACTTACGCGTCAACAACAACCTCAAATATTGAAACAACTTTTAGCCAACTACCTAACCCACTTTATTATACCGAGGGTTTGTTGGCAACCAATCTACCTTATCAGTTTGATAACCAAAACCAAATATCAGAGGCAAACAAGAATGCCGTTGCTTTGGCTTTTTCACAAACAATTGGTACAAGGACAGCAAATTTTGAAGTTAGAGGTGAAGTAAGAACTACGGAGTCTTTAACTGTTGGTATTCCTGACTATTCGGCGAGTTTCAACACAAATTCACTACAACTTTTCTCTTATTCTTATGATTTACCTTTGGCAGAAAGAATTAACATCTTTAATGGAAGAAAGAAATTTTTTGATGGTTTAAATAAAATCAGTGTTTCGTTTGACAATCCCTCTAACACAACTGTAAGTCACTTTGACAATACACTTACATTTCTTTCTGAACAAAACTATCCTGCAGGAACTCTGTTAACATTCGTCAATCCAAACAACAGTAGAGACCCAAACTATTTCTATCCAGCTTCTTTAGGAAATCCACTTCTCAAACAAGGTATTACAGGTACGACAAAATTACCTAACGGAGGTGCAATACAAGTTAGGTATGCTACGAGTCAAACTGCACAGTCGGCACCTGTTAATTATTTCTTAAGTGAAGGTTCGGAAATTTCAAATTATGATTTCCCAATGGATATTGAATATTACCAAGTAATAACTGGTATGACAATTTCGGAAGCCAGACAAATTTGGAATAGTTCTGCACCTATTGGAAGTTTACCAAATATTTTACAGTCAGATGTTGAAGTTTTATACTCTTCTAGGGATGTCATAGTAAATTGGAGGAATCCCATAACAAATGGATTTGTTGCCAACTACAATTATGAAGACATATTCAACAACTATGAAAACCAATACATAGTTATTTTACAAAGAGGAGTTGACCCATACTCCCCATTGTATAAAAACAAATATGGTGTTGGTAAACTATTTGGGTACACAAGTGAAAATGCAATTACTTTCACTGCGGAAACAAGGTTGAATGTACCAATACAGAGCTTACCATCCGCGGGTAATTCGGTACAAAACCACAAAGTTCAAAATAATATTTATAATTCCTCATATTTCTTTGAGGCGGGTACAGGTTTTTCATCATTTACAACTTACAATACGGGGTACTTCAGTGCTATTGATGCAACATTAGATTTTAATAATTATAGAATCAAAAACACTAATACAAGTCCCTTACAACCTATGGGTTCCGTGGCATTCCTATTTAATCGACCAACTATAAATGGTGTAACTTGTATGACGAGTGTATCTGCAAACAATGCGTTTGTTGGAACTGGTATAGGTACAAACACGCCACCTGCAAAATATATTCCTACAGATGACTTGTCAGGTGTAAGTTATTATTACATGAGAGACTTACCGGGTAATGGTCCTAATGACGTTGAAATAGAATATTTCAGTCTTGCTCTATTACCTGAATTCACTGGTACTGGACAGACATCAATAACAAGTAAGGTCAACAACATCATGAGAAGTGACAGACTTCCAATGTCTGATTTTTGGACAGGTGATTGGACAACTATTGTTCCCTTATTCCAACAGTACACGGGATTTCAAATTTATGAAATAACGCCAGGAAGCCCTACTTTAACCGCTCAAGAATATAATACAGGTGCAAGTACTGTAAGTCCTGATATTGAAGATTTACCAGCACAATCAAATGTGGTTGATACCTTTGATTGTAATAGTATGGTTAGCCTTTATTGTTATAGTGGTGAGGGTACTACATTCGGAGTTTCAACCAATTGTGGTAACAACGATTATGTTGAAAATGGGTGTTATAGATTTGGACAGGACCAAGGTTCTTTGAGTGATAATATTGAAAGGGACCTTAGAGCTTTCTCTGAATGGTCTCTTAGATATAGATTATTCTATGCGTTGTGTAGAGGGATACTTTCTCAAACATTTACCAACAACTGGGTAAACGGAAGTTTGTTTGCGTTCCCAATTCAAATCAAACCAATTTATGGTGCAAACAATCAATTAGCTGACGTCCTTTATTGTAAAGATTTGATTTTTTATGATGATGAAACTAACAACTATTATTTCAGAAGTAGTCCTTACAATTTTTCGACAAGTCAATTTATAGGAAGAACTGCTCAAGCGTTGACAGGTTCTTTAAATACAAAAAATTTATTGTTTCCAACTACCTTGATAAATTTAGGACCAAAGAGTCAAATATTTGCAGAGCTTTCTCTTAATCCATCTGATAGTGGGTATGTTGTAAACCAATTAACACCGACAAGTTATGGGGACCAATCTGACTTGGTTAATCTATACGTCATTTCGAGGGTTTCATCCTCGAGATTTTTTAATTTATACCTACTTCCAACATACAACGCCTTAGGTTCAACAGTTTTGGCAAATTTGGCTATTAATTCTTTCTTTTCCCGACCGGGTGAAAGGGTTGATGGTGACTTGGCACAATTGATGTCAATAAATTCAGAATTTGGTGTAATCAAGTTTTCTCCTGAAAGTTATTCAAACTCACCTAATGACCCTGACAATCCGATTTATTATTTGTCTAATCCAAGTGGTGAGATGACTTTAGGAGTGTTTTTCTCCTCTTCAACAGAAGATTTACAATACAAGGATTTCATTTCTCCTGGAAGAATTTTATTTAGACCATCACCAACAGCGAATGCTTTCCCATATGTTTATGGTATCAAATCTCAAAAGGTTCCTTTCTACAGATGGAAAACAAACCCACCTGCTAATCTACCTAATATCTTTGGTAGTCAATCCAATAACTGGGAAACGGCATCTACAGGAATTTTTGCCGACTACTATCAAAATTTAGACAGAACAAGACAGGCTCAGCCAACTTACTTTATCGGTTCAAACTCTCAACTTAACGATACATTTGCTAGAGGTTATATTTGGAATGCTGACAGCAATGGAAACGTAAGTGTTAATAATGGAAATTACCCATCAACTTTCTTGGTAGGTGCACCAAACCATTTTTACTTTGGTTTGATAAACGGGGCAACAGCTCTTGACAGATTTAAGAGTTTCTATTTATCCGATGAGTGATTTTATTTTAATACCCTCTTCTTTACAGTATAAGTCGGCTCCAACAGTTGACCAACGTGTGAACATTCCACTTGAAGAAAAACAAGAGGAAATGGTTCAGTTTGTGCGAAACACTACTCTTAATCTACAACAACTTTACACTGACGAAAGACAAGCGAGTCAAAATTTCAGACCAACTTTCAAAGTTAACTTCATTTACGACAATACTTTAACAGGTACCACAGAATATTCTCCTTTGAGAGATTTCTTGTACTACGTAGAACCCATACAATCAAAAGTAAATGGGGTGTGGAAAGGATATCCTCAGTATTATGAATTTGATTTTTTCAGACCAAACGTTTCAGATAGGCACATCAATTATGTACCTAAGAGTGCTTACACGTACAACTGGACATATTACATAACCTATCCATATCAAAATGATTATACCAAGCAACTTCAAGTTAATATTGAAAACAAAACAATTAATTGGGTTGCTCAAGACGGTATCCCATTTGTAATATCGAACTCTTCTGAGGGTGGATTAAACACAATTTCATTCCAATGTCCTGTACCCCATGGTTTGACAGCAAATGAGTTTGTTGAATTATCGTTCGATTATGAAGGACAATTTTTATTCGACGTTTTGTCTTTGGGTAACCAAAATTATGGTAGTAGTGATTATGTTTTTAACATTCAAAATTTAGGTTATACAGGAAACACATTCTTCAATGGTAGAACGGGTACTTTCAGAAGAGTTGTTGAAGCCGATAATCCCATTGAAACTCGTTCGAAATACTACATTCGACAACATAGAGTTCTCAAAAATCAAAATGATATTGAGGTAACAAAAACAGGATTCGAGTTGAATGCACTTCAAAATGAAAAGAAATTAGAATTTAGTTCGATAACGCCAAACAATGTTACTAGAATTTCTCAGAAAACCAGTTCCCTGAACTATGATTTTACTCTTTCTGAAGATTTAATTTTGACGGGATTAACAAATAATCTTAAACAAGAAATTAATGAAATTTTTCTAACAGTAGTTAATAAAGGTTATAGTGGATATTTCAACCAACCTTTCAATGGAACAGGATTGAAGCAAGGTTGGTTATTCAATATTAATAAAGACGTTAGTGCGTGGTGGGATGATAATAACCTTTTGTCTAACTCTAACATTGGATTTTCATCTTACAATAAAACTACGAACAGAACTTATACTTTTTACTACAACAGAGTATTAAATCAGGGGGATATCCTTGATGGAGATTTCTGTGAGTTCAACGATTACTATCAAGTTGAAAGAGTGGTTTCACCATATGTACAAAAAATTAAGTTTAACCAAAACATTTTTGCTACGGTAAATCAACCCAACTCAAACCCCCAAGGTTACTATTACTTCCCACATCTTCCGATGACTTTGAAGTATTACTCAAATTATGTTGAGACTGCACCCGCAACTCAAGTGGAGAACATTCCTTCTTGGGCATATTTTTCAGAGACAGACCAAGAGTTTCGTTGGAGGGAACCTTATTTATATGGTGAGTTCGACAACTTGGATAGGGGGGTTAACTACCCATATTTGAATCAGGCTCATTATCCTTTTGAGAATAGTTTCTTCAGGTTAATTCCTGAGGGAAGTAACTATCAAGCCGTTCCATTCGGAGTAAACTTAGACATTCAACCAATCATCGATGACTGTGAATAAAATTCAATTGACAATACCACGTAATCAGGACCGAGTAATTCAGATTCCTGTGATGTTGGATTGGGATTTATTGGACCCCGAGAATGAGATTACTGCGATTGAAAACCAAATCACTGCGGAAGTTGCCGGTAGACCTATCGATTTTGAAACTGACCGTTTTTCTCATTCAGGACATACAAGACCTATCGAAAGGTCGGTGAATGAAAATCCTGTTGCAATACCTGGCTCCCCTGATATTGTTACTGATATCAATTACGAGTTTAGATTCTTTTCAGGGGGTAGTGTAAATGGTCAGAGTTCGGTATCTAATTGGGTTTTGGATTACCGAGCTTTGGGATTCAATACAGACGAGGTTTATTACTTCTCCAATGG